TTTAAGTTTCGCGAACGCTTCGGATTCGTAAAAATCGTGGACCATGTTACGCGATTCGGTTTCGGTAATGTTAAACATATCTTTATAGACGTACGGGTACCTTTTAGTGGCGGGAAACTTGTACCCACGGAACTTTGCCATGGGTCTTACGAACGAGACGAGAACTTCGTCGATATCAATAGCAACTCTTTTCATTTTTATTTGTAAAACTGCGCCCAAAATCTCTAAATTAATTTTCATACGAGTATAGTAAGTAAATAGTATCTATGGCGGTACCACCAGTAGTTGACTATAGTCGTATGGAAAGACTTAAACCTCCAGAAACTCGGGTTATTCCCATAAATGCTAACACTTTGTGTATATTTTTAATCATAGCAACGATAATAGGTTTGTATAAGAGGTATATAGACGTTAATCAATCACGTGAACGACGTCGTATTTGATACACTCCTCGGGGTCTAAGTATACGTCGCGTTTCATGAGTTTATTAAACTGTTTCTCGGGTATTTTGGTTTTTTCCTTGTACGTTTTCGAAACCATTCCCATGAGTTTATCGCACATTTTCATTTCGTCCTTAACTTCCTCATATTTCCCCCAGAACCCCGAAGTTGATATTTGGTGTATGAGTACGTGTGCGTTCTTACCTATACGTCGTTCGTGTCCTCCCAAGAGTAAGAACGTGGCGGCCGAACAACACGCGCCTTGTGCTATGGTAACGATCTTGACGCGTGACTTTTCGAGTATGTTCATGGCACTGAGACCTGCGAACAAATCACCACCTTCGCTACACACGTGTACACGTATAATTGGTTCGTAACCTATGAGTTCGGCTTTCTTTTTGAGAAGTGCGATCTCAAGTTTCTTAAACTCCTCTATGAATTCAAGTATATCTTCGTTTGTTATTTCGCCGTAGTAAAAGATTTCGTTACCTACGACGCGTGTTATTTTAAAATCTTCTTCTTCGGTGCTCGTAACAACGTTCATTTTTTTTTAAATTATTATGCTATTTCTTCTTTAATCATTTTTTTGATTCGTGTAATTTCTTTTTGTTTGAGTTTGTTTTGTATACCGAGGTGGTTCATAACGTCAAAATCTTGGGGTGTTAAGGAATACTCTTTAAACTTTGATACGTCGCCTTTTTTGGCGTATTCACGCAAAAGCATGAACTCGTGGTGTAACATTTTTGTATTTGAATTAACTTGTATGTTTCTAACCTTTTGTTCACGCATTTTTTGGTTCCCTAACTTTGTCCAGAACTTACCCCGTTTAACATCATTGGGTTCGAGATGTTTCGTAAAATACGATTTGGGTATTTTTATCGCGTAAAGTGCAAAGTAAGGCATCATTTCCCAATCACCTTTATACATGTACTCGTCGTACATATCCGCCATACTTAAAGAGTGTGAAACCTTATCCATATTGTCGTCGAGTGCATACGGAAAGTTCTCGGATATTATAGACCAAACGTGACCGTGTTCGTGTATACTACTCGTTATATTTACCTTTTCGTTCGCGATACACAAAATATCGGTCACGTAATCCTTAGGCGATTTGAATATATCCTTTTCGTGGGGGTAATCAATGTAGTGAAAAAAGTTGTGTAGATTACCGTTACACATTTTCGCAGATACTAACGCGTTCGAGTGTTTCGGTTTAAGTTTTACAATAGTTTCAGGTTCGCGTTTAGGTATAATCATGGTTACGAAATTTTCCATGAAGAATACATTTTTGGACGTTACGACGAGTTGTTTCTTCGTAATACTTTTTCCCTCGGCTACGGATTCGATTATATGTTTTAGAACGTGAACATCCGTTTCGTAATCTTCTATGATTGCATGTTTGTTAGAGTTTCGTATAGTATTAAGAAACAAATCTTTTCTCTGTAACGTATCTTCATTGATTTCTAAACTGTTCGTTTCGTCTAGGACTTGGTTTAAAATGAAACTTTTACCGAACCCCGATGCGCCACACAAAAACACGTTCTTACCTTCGTCGATGTACTTTTTCAGGTCGGAAACTTCTTTTTCGTGGAGCGAAATATTTACATTCTTTTTTTGTTTATGTATTGTAACGAAGGCGTCCATGTCTGATGAAAGTGAAAATGAAAATGGAGAAAGTGATCTCGCTACTCAAGCTTTAGATATTATTATGGAAAATAATACACTCCAGAAACGTGTTATAGACCCTTTAAAAAGGAAACTTTTTCCTTACTTGATGTGCATTACAGTCTTTAACCTTGCTCTTTTTCTGATGGTGGCGTATCTTGTGAATCGTCTTTCGGTGATTCTGTAAAGACTTCCATGAGTTCCGTGCGTCGACGAAGTTCTTTCATTAGATCACCTTTCAGACTTACGAGCCCCTTATTTTTTAAATCCGATATTTCGTTTTTACGTTCCTGTATACGCTCAATATCGGCTTTAACGGTTTTCTTAGCCGATACTACGTTCCCTCGTATTTCATCGAGTTCACGTTTGAGTTCTCTTTTTGCCGTACCTGTTACTGCATCTTTGAGTTTGGTAATGACCATGTTTTCGGCAATGGCTCTGAACGGCATGATTGGTTGTATGTGCATGATTTCTGGTTTGAAGAACTGGTTATCGTCTGGGAATTCCCTATCGAAATCGTCAATAGTTTTTTTCGGGACATTCGGTGATTGTTCGATGAGTCTATCGTATTCGTTCCTACAGTTTTCAACCATGGTCGTGCCGTCTTGTGTTCTTTCACCCAAAGGTAACGTGAGTTCGAGACGTATAGTTCTCGAGAGTTTACCGTACTGTACCGAAGCGACGCGGTGACCTTCCATGAGTTCGTTGATTTTGAGAAACTGCATGATAGTCGTTGCAATGGCAGTGATTAAGTTCAAACCACCAATAGCCGACGGTACGTACGGTTGAACCGTAGGTGGAAACGTTTCTTGAGCAAAGTTTGCCGTACCGGTTATGGTACTTAGTATAATGAGAGGTATCGTAAATTTCATACTTAGATTTTTATATGAACAATAGGCTTGGTAGTGCATGTATCGATAACACGCAGCGGCTTCACCCCAGGATTTTAATATTTTCTCCTGTTGTGGATGCCATATTTTAGGAAGTTTCTTTTCCTTGTCCATATTAATAGATATGAACATTATATTCTTCATTCATTTAGTGTTTTTTATAACCATGCTTGTTGTTCCGTTTATGAAAAATAAAAAGAACCTCGAATTTTATTCTTTACTCGTTCCGTTCATATTTTATCATTGGTCCGTTAACGACGATACGTGTGCGTTAACTCAGATGGAAATGATGGTTACAGGAAACGAAAAAGAGGAAACGTTTTTTGGTAGAATCATGGGTCCCATATACAAAATGGATGATACAGACGCAAACAATTTTTTGAAAACGCTTCTTTTTATTCTCTGGATGCTTGTTCAATTTAGACTTGGTCGAATAGATTTATCAAAATTTTCTAATAAAAAATAACTTCTCGGTACATATAAATGAAAGTTAAGACAAAACAAAGATTAACTTACGTAGCTATTTTAGTATTATTATTTGTAGTATTGTATCAATTGTATAACCCCACCGTGGTTAAGGAACAAGTAGCCGTAGAAGTACCTGTAGAGGTTCCAGTACAAATACCCGTTGAAAAGGAATTTAGAAAACCGCCGATCAAAGAGTATAAACCCGGGTACGTTCAACAAATGGGTGTTCTTGTGGGTTCTGACGAAGAAACGTTACCGCTTTTCGGTAAAGAAGTTAGGGGGAGACGAGATAGGTACCATTATTATACGGTAACGCCTGGTGAACAAATATATTCACTTCCTGTGACACACGATAACCGTGATTGTATGGACGATATTGGGTGTCAGGAACTCTATGGTAACGAGTCTGTTTCTGTTTTAGGTCAAGCTGGAACATTCAAGGCTAAAATGTACAGAACGGATAACTTTTTTATTTAGACGAGTAAAAAAGTATTAAATAACAACATGAGAGTAATACTATAGTCCTTAATACACTTGAAATAGTTTTGACGGTATTACACTCATCAGAACATTTATCTTTTACAGGTTTTCCGTTTACTGTTACGTTACTAAAAAATATACACGGACATATTTTTAAAGGTACAAGTGATACGACGGACCAAACACAACACAATAACAGGAAATATTGTAAACGATCCATTTTTTAATTTATTTATATTAAACAAATAAAAATATATTGGTTAATATAAATGAAGTTTGAAATTCTTAAGGACGAAGCAAAACGACTCGGTATTCGTGTGACTAAGAAAATAAAAGGTAAACGCGTTGCCCTTTCTGAAAAGGAACTCAAGGCAAAAATCCGAAGAAGGAAACCACCTGCGTTAGAAATACAGGTTCGCGAAACGAAAAAACTTTTGCGTACGTGTAAATCGTTATTGAAAACTATGGAACCGAGTGTCTCGGTAAAGAAAGTCGTACCACCCCTAGCACCCCGAGTGATTCCCTCAGCACCTCGGATTCCCCCACCACCCCCGGTCCCACCACGTCCTGTGAAACGCGACCCACGTGCAAACTTAATGACAGCTTTAAAAGCAAACCTTGAAAGACGTGGTATTAGACAAAAGTTAAACCAAACTTCTTAGTTATTATTTTTTTAGCCCCTTCGAGTTCAGGGTGACTCCATAAGAGCCAACGCGACCAGAACCCAGCGGTATAAATACCTGATTTACCCCAGTTTTCTTTATAGCTTCGTGTAACATCAAGCATGTTTTTGTGAACGAGTTTAGGATTGGTTTGTTTTTGAACCATGTGTGGTACAAACCCACCGTGACGCGTGACGTACATACGCATACGTAAAGGATCTTTGTGTTTCGTATAATCCGTGTACCCTTTACCCCCAAAATCGACCGTTTTACCGTTTTCAAATGTGACTCTAAACTTTTTATCAAAACGCGGACTTTTTTTTAAATGAACTCGCATGTATTATAATATACTAATAATTTATTCTTCCGTGTTGTATTGAAACAAATTGAGTATATCTAAAAAGTAGTCCATGGACGCATTTATAAAATCACCTCCGTAATTTTTTTGTAAAATATTATTTGTATCGTAAACTACAAAAAGTGCGAATATGAGCGAACCTATTTTTGCGTATTTCTTTTTATCTGGACTAAATAGTCTCGATACTAGTAATGCTAAGAGAGCCAAGAAAAGAAAAATACCCATAGGTCTGAAATCTAAACCAAACTGTACACTTAACAAACCCAAAACAAACAAGGCTATGAATATACCGACAACTTCGAGAAGAGATTCCTTAGCGTCTGCTTGTGGAGATATGTACGCGCCTATGAGTGCGGATATAAGTGTAAAAATCATAAACTTAACCGGTAAACTCATTTTAACAAAAACGAGAGTTAAGAATAATCCGAATAACAATAATAAATTCAAAAGCGCATTTCGCGCCATAAAATCGCTATATTGTGGATTTTCTACAACTGTTTTTGCAGATTGATACGCAACGAGACCTTGGAAAATTAGATTTGCGAATACCGCGCTCATAAAAGTTTTTTTATTTTGTAATTGCATTATTGTATATTAATATTGAATATAATTTTCTGATCTCTGACGCCTCCTGTGTATTACAATTCCGAGTGTGAGTGCTATTATCCAAGCTTGGAACTGTGTGAATCCGTAAGGTTCTTCGACCGTGAACATTTATTTTAATAGAGTATAAAAAATCAAAGGTGTTTTCTACACACGGCTTTATACAAATCATTACCCCCTATAAGTTCTCTTCTAGAATTATTGACGATACGTTTCGTGAAAGGGCCATGTGTTCCGTCCATACATTCCATACACATGGCCGATATTTTGAAAACTTTATCGGCGAGAGGAATACAGTCTAAGATTTCACCAAACTTTCTTTGTTTATAATCACCGTCTAGACCCGCTAATAGAACGATTTTTTTATCGTCGAGCGCTCTTTGTACAAACTTTTTCAAACCCCTAAAAAACTGCGCTTCGTCAATTGCAATAACGTCGATGTTTTCGTATTTTAAGTCACGTAGATTCTTTACTTTTACACACTCGAACTTCGTGTTATCGTGAGTTTTAAGAACACTTTCAGGAGACCGTGTATCTTTATACGAATTTACAACGAGAATACGTTTACCTATGATTTGGTACCTTTTTAAACGACGTACGAGTTCGGTCGTTTTACCTGAGAACATGTTACCCATAATAATCTTAAGACTCATTTTATAAATGCACGAATTATTTTTTTATATATATATAATATAATATAGCATAATGTATTTTAATACTTATGTTATAAATTTGGAATCATATAATAAACGATACGAAGTTCAAAAAAAGAAACTTAATGATGTCGGTATTTATCCTACTCGTATAAATGCATATTATAAAAAAAATATAGAAAAGAGTGAAATTAAAAAATATTTTGGGTATTTTAGTTTTTTATACCCAGACACTATGATAGGTTGTAATTATAGTCATTTACAAGCTGTTAAGTATTTTTTAGAAAATGATACAAACGATGTCGCACTTATACTTGAAGATGACGCGTTTCCTCTTTTTTCTAATGTTTCTGAAATACGTAAAAAATTAACAAACATTAATTGGGATATGCTAAGTTTACACTGTGATGGTTTATGTCCCACAAAAGTAGGTAGACCGTATTTATTTAGTGGTTCTGCGGCTGCGTATTTTATAACACGAGAAGGTGCACGTAAATTATTAAAACATAAACTCACGAATTATATTGATAGGAAAACAAACTATATAAAAAATTTTAACAAACGTATTGATAAACAAAATTCATTTTGGGCAGATGAAGACGGTGTTATGAGTGGACAATCAAGTATTAATAGAAATGATAAAAATTCGTCGTGTCCTTCTTTTATTAAGGGTATATCACCTTATTTCATGAATAGAGGTGAAAAGACATTATGTCACTTTAAAAATTATAAAGCTTTTAAAATTCCCGGTACAAATAAAGAAATTACAAATAGTGAGATTGTTTTAATATTATCATGTATATTTTCATTAATTATAATAAAGAAAACACTCTTAGTATAATATAAAACATTATGGAAACACTCAAAATCAAACGAATAAATTTAGAAGCTACTTTACCGACACGTGCATCTCCCGGTTCGGTTGGTTACGATTTGTATAGTTTGAACGATATAGTCATTGAACCACAGTCTAGGGAAATCGTGAGTACGGGTATATGTGCATGTATACCAATGGGGTGTTACGGTCGAATTGCACCGAGATCCGGTTTATCCGTAAAGTATGGAATACACGTGGGTGCTGGTGTAATTGACCCCGATTATACGGGTGAACTAAAAGTGTGTCTTTTTAATCTCGGGAACGTCCCGTTCGAAATTAAAAAGGGGGATAGAATCGCTCAGTTAATTTTAGAGAAGTGTTTAACACCCTTGATTGAGGAAGTAGATGAGCTGAATAAAACGATGCGCGGAAACCGCGGTTTTGGATCTTCGGGTACTAATTAGGTATTATTTCCTTTTGAGTTGATTAACCGTAGAACCTAAAAATGTTAAAAGTGGATAGTACCCATTATCACTGATAATACAAGTGCTAATAAATTAGTTACCAAACGCGACACCACCCATACCATTCTTAATCCTGAGAATGTTATAGTTGACCGCGTAAGCGCGTATCATATCTACATCGGTTGCACTAGGTGTTCCGTTTATTTTTATAGTAGCGTTATCGATTCGCGAAAAGTTAAGAGTACCCGTTGGCTGAGATTTGTTCATGGTAAGACACAATGGCCATGTATATATTTGTTCCTCTGCTAAACTATCCGAAAGAACTGAACAGTGTCTCGTTGGAACAACGTGTCTGTAATATTCACTAGACATGTTCTCGAACAAAGCAACACCGTTTATGTACATAGAGGCATCTGAAAATGTGTATGCTGTAGTATCCTTGTTACCGGCAGTAATGTGAACACTCTTAACTGGGTGATTAAAGTAGGTAAGGTCTACGGAAGTATCTGAATCATTCATGGGTTGGTATTGTGTCTGTGTAATAAGAAGTTCGTGTTCGCTTTTAGTGAAGAATTCACGTTCTTGAGTGTCGAGGAATACATACGACGCGTATACTTTTGGTTTAGATGTAGGTTGAAACGTACCGTTTCTACACTTAACTCTTATTTCGACTTCGTGGTATTGGAGACCAACAAGTGGGAGCGACTTTGTCCAGTCTTCGCTAAAGAAAAATGGAATTACGTAAGAATTGAAAGATTCATTAACACCTTGTGTTTGTGTTGTTACTGCACACGACGCTTTTGCTTGGGATTCATTATAAAGCGTGTTATGTACGGTATTGATAAACAATGTATCCAATTTGCACACTTCTTGTCCACCGATCCAAAGTGCAAATTCGGTTGGTGTAGTTTCATTCGAAGTTGCATTAGCCGATTTGAAAATAGAATCGTCGTCGTTATTGTGGTTAATATTTGGATTTTCAATCCATACGTAACTTAAAAGATCACCCTTAGATTTGATAGGTATAGAAACTTCGTTTCCCGATTCAAACGTTCCGATATAATCGAGTCGTTCTGGTTTAATTGCAAAGTTAGTGTGACGTTTATAGTTTTGTCTGAAGAAGGAGACTTGTGGGTCGCCTGTGATGTAGACATCTTGGGCACCGACCGAGACGAGGTCAATCAAAGCAGCTGACATATTTACTATTATACTATATTAAAAAAATTGAGCGTTAACGAGGTAAGGAAAATGGTCGTTTTTCAAGCACTTACCTGGGAAACGGAAGACGACGACGAAAGTCACTTGGTACACGTGTTCGGTAAAACTCAAGACGGGTTATCGGTATGTGTGACGACCGAATTTAAACCATACTTTTTCGTAAAGTTACCTCGTGAAAGGGTTAAAAATCAAGCTATTATTTGGTTTGCTAAAATGTGTAAAGTGTGTCCAGATATAACTTTCGAATATAGTCTTGTAAAGTATAAGGACGTATGGGGGTTTCAGAATAATGAAGAATTTTATTTTATGAAAATAGATTGTTTAACGTACGGTGATAGAAGGCGTTTGGTTTCTAAACTAAAACATAAACTACCTGATGAATTTACAAAACTTAAACTTTTCGAGACGAACCTCGATCCGGTTTTGAGACTCATGCATAGAACTGGTATACAATCGACTGGGTGGTTAGATACGGGTGATTTGTGTTATGAAAATAACATTGCAAACGTCGATATAGATTTGACGTGTCCTGATTGGAGAGAACTCAAACCCGTAGATAAACCGGAAACGGCGCCATTTGTAGTTGCATCTCTTGATATAGAGTGTAACAGTTCTACGGGTAAGTTTCCTGATGCGGATATAGAAGGTGATGCTTGTTTTCAGATTGCTGTTTCCTTGTGTACTTTTGGTACCGACGTTCCTTACGATAAGACGTGTTTCTGTTATAAGAAGACTGATTCGAACCTCGAGGGGTGTTCTATTTTGAGTTACGATACGGAACGTGATATGTTGATTGCGTTTAGTAAGTACATGCAAGATATGGATATTGATATTATAACCGGTTGGAACATTTTTGGTTTTGATATGGAGTATATAATGAAAAGAGCTGAACTGAATTCGTGTGGTTCGTCTTTTTTCAATTTGAGTAAACTCAGGGACTATCGGTGTAGAATGGTGTATAAAAAATTGTCATCGAGTGCTTTGGGTGATAACGATCTGAAACTCGTTCCTATACCGGGGCGTTTTGTTTTTGATTTGTTTCATGAGGTTAAGAAAGGGTACAAACTTGATTCGTATAAACTCGATAACGTTTCTAAATTGTACTTGGGTGATCAAAAAATAGATATGCCTGCGAAAGAGATGTTTGTGCGATTTGTCGAAGAGGACCCCGTAAAGTTACGCGAGGTTGCTGAATATTGTATTAAGGATACTCTTTTGCCACACAGACTTTTGTCTAAACTGTGTACCCTTATCAATCTCCTGGAGATGGCGAAAGCGACCTGGGTACCGTTATCTTACCTCGTCGAGCGTGGTCAACAAATCAAAGTGTTCAGTCAGTTGACGAAAAAGGCGCGAGAAATGGGGTACCTGGTACCAACTATAGCGTGGGGTGAAGGTATGGTTGAAGGGTATGAAGGTGCAACCGTTCTGGAAGCTCAAAAGGGTGCGTACTATACACCCATAACCGCACTTGATTTTGAAGCACTGTACCCATCAATTATGATGGCACACAATTTGTGTTATTCAACACTTATAATGGATCCTAAATACGAAAATAAGGAAAAGTACCCTAATTTGGAAATCGAAACTTTTGGACAGTTTAAGTTTGTTCAGAACGTACCGAGTCTCTTACCGAGTATTCTTTTGGAACTCAAACAGTTTAGGAAACAGGCTAAGAAAGATATGGCAAATTCCACGGGTTCTTTGAAACAGATGTATAACGGTAAACAGTTGGCGTATAAAGTGTCCATGAACTCCGTTTATGGTTTTACGGGTGCATCTAAAGGTATGTTACCGTGTGTCCCTATTGCATCTTCGGTAACGCGTAAAGGAAGGATGATGATTGAAGATACTAAGAATTACGTCGAAAAGAATTTTCCGGGTGCAAAGGTAAGGTACGGTGATTCAGTGACACCAGATACACCTTTACTTATTCGCCAAAACGGTACTGTACATACGTGTCGCATTGATTCACTCGTAAATGAATATATTTTACGTGATGACGGCAAGGAAATTGGGTATATAAATGCCGAGGTATGGACCGAAAATGGGTTTACACCAATTCAACAAATTGTACGTCACAAAACCAATAAAAATATCCATCGCGTTGTAACACATACC